TGGTAAATGGTCCTTTTGGACGCTGGTTATGGTTGATTACGATTGGTTCTGGTATAAAACGTTGTGGTAATTCAAAGAATGGTTTAAAAGGAAGAGTTTTTAGTTTTGGTTGAAATGCTGGTTTCTTTTCTACCAAATTTGAACTATTGATACCAAATAAGTTGCTTTCAATATCACAAGTATTATTGGATAGTGTATTATGATAAAATGAATTTGACATGTTGCCGGGATTAATACCTAAATCTGGTAAAAAACTTTTGTTTGGCATTTTCTTATTAATGTCCATTTTGTAATTGTTAATGTCTTGGTTTATTTTTCTTTCTCGTAAATATTCGCCGGGAAGGTTGTTTAATCGCGTGGAAGTCATTTAATATAATGTGTTATTTTTTTGTTTGCTTTTAATTTTAAATGTCTAATGTTAATTATTAATGTTACACTTTTCGTTTGGATTGTATTATATCTATTAAATGTTTTAACTGTTCTTCGGTAGGAGTTTTATCATTAATAAGGGAACATATGATTGGATACATACAATCAAAGAAATCAAATGAAAATAGAAATAAAAATCTAGTATTATCACCTATCTCTAGCGGTATTCTTTGTTCTATAAATCCTTTTATATAAGGCATAATTTTTTGGATAGAAGGATTATTTTTATACAAATCATATAGTTCATCTATTTTAACAGATACTGTATCGTCATACATTGTTAAATTTAAAAACTCAAGTAATTGTTTTCTATAATTTGTATCCCCGTCGTCTCCATCTATTAGTGTGTAGTTAATCGTTAAATTGGTATTGTACATTATTGTAATGTATATGTATAATATCAATTATAGAAATCTGTTTATATTCTTGGTAGCATGAATACTTTTATTGGTATTTGCTTATCGGGTCGATAGTTATTTATGTTGTTTAAAGTAATCGTTGTCGCGAGACATATCTCTTGAAGGCAGTCCACCACGAATCCATCCCTTGTTCGCAACCCCTTCTACTAAATTATTAGGATTTTGAATAGTTGCTTTTAATGAAGGAACCAAATCTACATCGGTGGTTCTAAATGATTTTTCGGTAATTTGGCGACAACTTTTCTTGTCCGCAAAATAAGTCCCCTGCTGTAATTTACTTTCTTTAATAGAATCTGATTTACCTCTTCCTAGAAAAGGAACCGTTTTAAATGGTCGTTCTTGAAGATTAATACGACATTTTGGATTGGTTTGTATGGTTCCAATTCTAAGATCAGAATCACTTTCTACGTTGCATCCATTAACACCCACTACTCCCGCACCGCCATTGTAGAATACATTTGGTTGTTTAGTAGCAAAACTAATTGGTTGTTTCATACCACAATGTTTTTCAAAAAAATTTTGAGTAGTGTATGAACCAAACTGTTGGTTTTGAGCGTCAACTTCGGACAATCCAACTACATCGTCGTTTATTCCAGTTAAATTATAAAATGTGTAATTATGTGTACTTGCACTTGCCATACTTGTATAAATAACATAAAGATAATATTTTATTGTTTTGTCATAAAATATTATATATACCATTGAATTATTTTGCTTTAAAACATTGAATTACCCAATCGTCGCATATTTTTAGAGCACGCTCCTTCGTCTCCCTCCTTGCACGATTTCATCGAACCATAACAGAACATAGCAAAATCTTTTTGGTTGTGTGGAATACTGGTATTGGGCATAGAATGGAAACTTCGCATCATATGCTGATGACTTAAATTATCTCCTAAATTATTATACAATTTCGGGTCGTTTAAATTGGATTCTGCCTTTTTATTGATGTCCTTTCTAATATTGGAGTTGTAACTAGGAGCAGCTTCCTTACGAGTTGGATTATCGTGAATTTCAGGTAATAAAACGTTCATCATTGGATTTTTTTTAGTAGGAGTAGTAAAATTGGATTCCATTATTTTATCAAACTTTGGGCGATTGCTATCAAACCCTTCCTTCATTATGTTTTTAAGTTCTTGAGAATCTTCTTCTTTTTTAACTTGAATATGGTAAATAAATACCATAAATATTAATGTAATTATGCCAGTCATCAGAATTTTAATAGATTTGGAACTAATATATCCTAAAATAGTTAAAAGAATAATTATTCGCGTGATAGCATTAAGTTTTCTAGAAGCACTAAATTGGGTATCGGGCCAAAATTCAGATAATCTTTCTTTTTTAAAAATAATTAAAGGATCGTCTAACCAAAATTTATCAATGTCCATTAGTATATAGTAAATAGTTATTTTTTTATTTTTATATTATCGTATAGTGCTTGTTACTCTATTGCTTTGATGTTTTCTTTTTCTTTTTCTTCTTTTTCTTCTTTTTGTTAGGTTTCATGCTTTTCTGCATTTTATCACCATCTGTTGTAAATGTTTTGAAAATACTTTCAATTTCTGCTTGTATTTCTTGATGCGACCTAGATTGTTTACTTGGTAATTGTGTTTGGTGTTTCTGTTTATTTTTCCGTTTTTGTAATTTCTTTAACATTCTATCCTTTTGATTAAACTTTTTCATGTTTGCATTTAATTTTTGTTGCATTGCTCCAAAGTTCATTTTCCCCCCGCCCATTCCAGGTATGTTCATGGATTTAAATATTTGATCCATATTTTTCATTCCAGGCATGTTTTTCATTTGTTGCATTAGTTCACCTGCTTCTTTCATAAGTTCTGTTTCGTTTATCTGTCCAGATTTAATTTTATTGTCTATTTTTGAACCAATTGATTTTACCATTTTCATTAATTTGGCAGGATTTTTAAATAGTTTGCTAAATACATCGTTAACATCATCATTACCGCATAAATCAACCTGCATTTCTGTAGCAGTTTCTTCTGCTATTTCAGAGGCAAGTAATCCTAACTTTCCTTTTAATAACCCATTGATATGTTCATGTAGTTTATCGCTATCAGGCATATGTTTATTGTAATCATTTCCACTTGCGTCTCCTTTCTTTGTTTCTTTAAACATAGTATCATTTTCTTCGAAAAACTTGCCAATATCTTCCATTGATTCTTCTATTTTCTTTTTAAAAGCATCTTCGTCGATTGCTTCAAATAATTTTGTGCTATTACCGAAATGCGATGCGTCTTTAACATTTTGAATTACGCAAAACAAAATAAGTTGAAGATATTTCCAAATAATGTTTCTTGTTTTATCTGTTAGATTTTCTTTCCAAATCTTAGAAAAATCAATATTAGGTAAAAACTCTGTATTGATTTCATCATCGGTAAACATTTCATCATTGTTGTATAAAATATCAAAAAATCTAGCGGGATATACCGTTTTACAGTGTTCAAATAAATAAGTTAAATTACAGGAATCATCTAATACAGAATAAGGTTCGATAATAGTAGCATACTCTGGTAAACTAGTTAAAATGTCCCCCATAAAATCATTCATCAGATTTCTAAATTCAGATGGAATTTCTTCGGTATCATTCGTTGATATATCCGTCATATATAGGATTTATAATGGATATATTTAAATCAAAGTTTGGGTAAATGTTTAAAATAGAATATTACTTTTTATTGTTATACATTTCACTCATTTTTGTTAGATTGCTTAAATACTTCATAGTCTTTTTTTTATTATCATTCGACATGTTATTGGAAGAGTTTTGCATCTCTTTTATAAATTTATGTATGCCATCATTATCATAAGTGGTATTTTTAAGGTCTGTTGTATAGTCTTTTGTTTCAAAAAAACTGAAATTTTGACTATATATTTCATCTTTAAAATTGGAAGTTACTACATTAAACCATGTTTTAATTAACCTACTTGGGTTAATTCTTTTTATTTGACCAACTGCTGTTTTAAAGGTTCTTATCTCGACATTTTTTGGAAACAAATTTGTCATCTCATTTAAAAATTCCATAAAATGTGTCGAAAATGCCTTTGATAATGATATTTTGTCCATATAAGTGTAATTACTTAAACATTTTTAAGTAATTATATTAATTATTTAATTATTAGTAGTATATCAATAAAAATATTACAATTAATGTTTTACATCCAAAGAACGTTGTTTTTGTAATTTTTCTAAATCGTTTTCTCTAATCTTGTCTGGAATATAATCTTCTGGCGGTGTTTCTATATTTTGAGCACCGTTTAAAAGCATAAAACTGTGCATTTGTCTAGTGCCTCCTCCACCTTTTGCCGCCATTTCATCGCTTGATTGGTCTAAATAAGAATAATCATCCGACATATTGGTTCCCATTTCTGTATATGAATAAGCAGATGGTTCTTCATTATTTTTAGTAGCAACTCCGGTTTCAGCATTTATTTTTGGTTGATAGTAATTCATAATATCTTTTCCGTATAAAACTCTATATCCTTGGTATAGCAATAATACGGCAGGAACTTTTCTAACTGTTTCAGGAAGGAGAACCTTTTTACCACCTTCTAACATTAAATATATTTTATTACCTTCTTTAACACGTTTGTCTATACATACAAAATGGATGTCTTTTTGAATACTTGTTTTAGATAGTCTTGAAATAATACTGTCGCAGTTTTTACAATATTTACTATAATACAATACAGAACTCATTTATACTAACAAATGGTTTTTAAAAGAAAAATATAACGAAATATACAATATACACATACCCATTGCTATTTGAGCATATATTATGATATCATAATTGAATAAAATTGATATAAATATAATAATTTATATGTATTTTATATAATAATGGAATCTTCTAAATCATCCGATAATCAATCTCATCAACAATATCTTAGTTCTATCCCTTTACCTAAAATAGATGCTATTTTAGAAGAACATGATATATTGAAATTTAATATCAGCAATACAAATGTTAGTATCGTTAATGGATTAAGAAGAACGATTCTATCCGAAATCGATATTCCTATATTGGATACAACCGATGACGCGATTGATATTGAAATTAACACTTCAATGTTTAACAATGAAATCATTAAACAACGATTAGGATGCATCCCCGTAAATATGAAGGAATTAGACGATAGCGTAAAAGATTTAAGAATGGTGTTGGATCGTGAAAACACTTCCAATAGCATTGAATATGTTACTACTAAGGATTTCAAATTGGTAGATAAAAAAACCAATAAAGAATTATCAGAAAACAAGGTTCGAGAATTGTTTCCATCTAATAAACAAACAAAATCATATATCTTGTTTGCTCGTTTAAAACCAGAAATATCAAAGGAAATCAAGGGAGAGCGAATCAAGTTAACATGTGATTTAAGTATAAGTAATGCTAAGGTAAATGGTATGTATAATGTGGTATCAGCATGTGCTTACAAATATGCGGTTGACAAGGTAAAGCAAAGTGCTGAATGGGGAAAAATAGAAAAAAAAATGATGGAAAATACCGACGAAATAGATGCAAATCTTATTCAAGAAAAGATAAGATATGAAAAGGAAAATTGGTTCATTCACGAAGGATTGAGATATAACAAGGAAGGGTCATTTGACTTTTGCGTAGAAACAGTTGGTATTTACTCTAATAAAGACATTGTCAGAAAGGGATGTGATGTAATGTTGTTAAAACTAAATGAAATGAAAAACGCAAGTGAAAATAGTAAGTTATTTTCCATTAAAGATATGCCAGTAGCGCTGAAGGATTCATTTGATATAATATTGTACAATGAAGATTATTCTCTTGGAAAGGTATTGGAATATGTAATGCATAATTCTTATTATAGAAAGGGGTTGTTGTCTTTTGTAGGATTTTCAAAGAAGCACCCTCATGATGATAACAGTATTATTCGTATTGCCTTTTCCAAGGAAAACAGTGATGTTGCCAACGTTAAAAATGTAGTTGAAATATTACACAACTCGTGTATTATTGCTGCGAATGTCTTTAAAGAAATAAAGAGTAATTTTCAATAACTCTTGTTGTAATATAGTTTAGATAGTTTCAATAAAAATAAATATAATTATAATTTATTTTTATTATTTGTCAATTGGTATTGGGTATTAATATATAACCTGTATTGGTTTAACTTTGAAAATGACTATTTAATTGTTGTCCTACAAGTAGAAATGTGGTACATTTAGGTATATTTTTAATGGTATGTGCGTTTATGTAAGCACATGTAGACCGCAATCCTCCAAGATAATCTTGAACAGTGTGTTTAAGCGGTCCTTTGTATGGCACTTTTATAAGTCTACCTTCGGATGACCTATACGATGCCATTTCCCCATAGTGTTTTGTCATAGCATGTTCTGAACTCATACCATAAAATAGTTTGTATTTTTTTCCATCTATAACCTCTGTTTCGCCGGGATTTTCATCGTGTCCAGAAAACTGACCGCCTATCATAACAAAATCAGCTCCTCCTCCAAATGCCTTTGCCAAATCGCCTGGACATGTAATACCTCCGTCTCCAATAATACACCCATTTACACCATGTGCACCGTCAGCACATTCAATAATAGATGACAGTTGTGGTACTCCAACTCCAGTTTTTCGTCGGGTTAAGCAAGCACTTCCAGGACCAATTCCAACTTTAACCACGTCTACCTTACCATTTAGAATAAGTTCTTCTACCATTTCTTGCGATGCTACATTACCAGCAACAATAATCTTATCAGGAAACAGTTCCCTTACTTTATTGGCAAATTTTACAACTTTGTTCATGTATCCATTTGCTACATCGATACATATCCATTTAGCATTTGTTATTTTTACAACTTCAGCAAAATAAGAAAGATACGCATCGTTAATTCCAATAGAAACCATGAAATATTCTGGATTTAGCGATGCGGTACTTAAACGAGTTTTAAAGTCTTCGATGGTATAATGTTTATGAAAACAGGTTATCATTCTAAATGATGATAGCACATCATATACTTCAAACGTTCCCGTAGTATCCATATTTGCCGAAATAACTGGAACACCCGTCCATGTTGCTGTGGTGTTTGGAAATGTAAATGTTCTTTCTAGAGAAACAAGAGATCTGCTGGTAATCGTGGTTCGTTTTGGACGAATAAGTACATCTTTGAAATCCAATTGAGGAGTATAATCAATTCTCATATAAAAAATACTTTATAAATAATATTTAATTGCTTTTATTAAATATTGTTTTTGTTGTTCTTGTTGTTTTTGTTGTTCTTATTGTTTTTGTTGTT